GCAGTATAAATACTGGTCTGCTTTCCTGTCACATGCTTCAGATATTTTATATTAAAGATCTTTCCTTTAGAATGATCCTCTTCAGAAAGAAGATTATAATAGTTAGTATGATCTATCCAACCAAAGAATTCGCCTTTTTGAACATCTGCTATTGAAACATTAGGATCAGGCAAACAAAGATAAGGATCTATATTAGATAGAGCATTTCCCTCAAAGAGGACCTCTTCCTTCATAGTTTTTCTATAAGTATCTTCTGAGAACAAATGAGAGATAGTCTCTTTTATGATTCTTTTACCTTGTGTTTCTCTCCACTCAGGAGCTACGACTCCAAAACCATAAGAAAGAGAATCTCTAAACATTGTATGAAGATTAAGAATTATCTTAAACCTATTACAATGAATGTCGATTGCTTTCTCAAGCATTATAGCTCCGATAGTATCCTCAGGTGAAACTCCTTCATATCGAAAGACAGGTTCCTGAAAGAATGCAGCAAGAAGATAGCCCAAGATTGTTTCTAGAATAGCATAAGAATATGGATAGATGATCGAGACAGGCTTACGATGATCTTTATCCTTAATATCTTCCTCAGCATCGTCTGTCTCAATATAAGATGTCAGAGTCTCGTCGATCTTATTCCAAGAATCAAAACGATTAGACATAGGACCTGAAGCTTCTCGAGCCCTCTTCATAACCTCTGTTTTGATCTTATTATGAAGTTTGCTTCCAGGTCTAAGATCGAGATCCTTTGGATAGTCATACTTATAATCAACCTTATCCAACTCAGCAGCATCTCTATCTTTATTTGGATCAAGTATGTGAGGCACAGATTGCCCTCCTTCGTTCGATTATTGAATGAAGATATTATTCCTCTTTCTTAAAGTAAAAGATTCCCGCTGTTGATGTAGCACCTAAGACTGCTCCAACAAGAGTCTCTTGAACACCTTCCAGAACAAACATTCCAATACAGATTGCTGTTAATGGAGCAAGAAAAGCCAGCGATCTCGTAACTACTCTAATTAACTCATGTTTATCTTCCATTGTTATTCTCCTTTAATTTTAAACTTACAACATTGGCGCATGAAAAATATCGACATCTCTTCTTGGATTATTGTCTGGATTGCCACTGTACTCAGTGACTGTTATCTTAGTATATAACCTAATACCACTAATCAGACCTTTTGCGACAGCATGAACAATTCTTATCTGATCTTCTGGTATCTCAACACCGACATCTACCTTAACCAAGGCCACCAGATCCTGAATATCCATTGCCAGAAGAGGATCGTTAGTAACTCCACTTACCAATATAGAGGTTAGACTCTCCACAGACACAGCAATAACATCATTCTCAGCTATGAGAATATTTTCACTTACTACCAAAACTCTTTTGGCAACATCAGGATATTTCTTCTGAAGTTCATATCCTACATGCCTGGCAGCTATTCTAGCAACAACTTCCTGACTATCAGAATCTACATTAATCTGAGCAGGTACACAACTAATTAATGTCATAGCAGCAATTATTATCATAATACAAATCTTCATATCTTCCTCCTCTATTTATTCAACTCTTAATTCCGCAGCAATATCTGGCAACTCATAATAAACAGCGCCGAAAGCCTCATCATTAAAACATGCTTCTGGATTATCACTCCAGGCGATTTCAGAATAAAAGGTTTCTCCATCTATCTCACGAACAGATTGTACTCCCAGAAAATATCTTCCCTCTTCCAAGAATGTAATCGTATAGGTCAGATCGACTGTTGCTCCGACCTCAGCTGCATTCGTACCATCGACAGACTTAACAAACAACTTATAACTTGTAGCTCTGTCTGCAGCATCCCAAGCAATAGTTACTTGATTTGTCGGATACCATATCTGAGCAGAAACAATAGTTGAACTTAAAAAGAACATCAAGATCACAAAAATAAAACCTAACATCAATCTCTTCATATCACCTCTCCTATTCCACAATCAGGTTGAAAATACACAGGCCTTCTGGTGTGTAAACTAAGAAATCGTTTAAAAGAGTAAATTGTAAATCAGCAATTATCACACCACTCTGATCAGTACTGTAATAAAAATCTTCAGAAACAACAGCCTCATAGGGAGTTCCATCAATGATCTGAACATCTGTATATTCTAAAGTGACAACTCCACTTGGACAAGGACCAAAAGTAGAATCACTGAAGTATAAGATGTACTCAGTATCACTTACTGTAGTTTCAAAACACTGGCCCACCAGTTTTTCCCAATACACATCACAAGAATTTGCTGACACTGGAACCATTAACAAGACTAAAAATACAATTATTGCAGCTAATTTTTTCATACTTTTTTCCTCCTTAGTTCTCCATAACTATAATGATTTCCATCCTTCCTATTAAATCTACCTCCCCAAGTTCCTCCAATAGATTCCCAAAAGATTCCAAGAGGTTCATGAGCTTTTGTACTAGTCAGATACTTCCCATTCTTGAACAAGTTCAAGTCGATAGCGAGTCTTTTATAATGAAAACTTCCTTTTATATGTCCACTCTTTGCCCAAGTATCTCCATAAGTAATTTCATATCCTAATTCATAAGCATATAAAACTAACAAAGGAACCATCTTTGCAAATTTAGATTGTTTTTGTCTGAGAGTCAATTTTTTCAACCTGATCCTCCTTGATCTCTTTTCCAAGATCAGCATAAAGTCCTGATAGATTCCTCATTAAAGTTGCTACATCATATTGGATAGTTTCACAAAGGATTTTTCCTTGTTTGAGATTTTTAAGACCTGGATTAAGTGCAAAAAGGTTTGCAGCAATATTCTCGACATCCTCTACAAGCTGATGAGCCTGCTCATAAAGTTCTCTCATGAGACCTTCAGCCCGAGAAAGGCAGCCGCTCCTCCAATAATTCCTCCAGCAAAAGCCCAGACCTTATCAACAATAGGACGTTTTTCCAATTTCTTTACTCTACAATTCATTTTCTGCATCGTGTTGAATAACATCCAACTTCGTTGATTCTCATTAGCTTCCTTCCAATCCTCTTCAGTTACAATCATATAGCCGTTTGGCATGATATCTCCCTTTAATAAGCTAAGCTCCCATCTCCTACGGCATTACTGTGATTACCAGATGAACCAGAACATTCAGTACCACTACAATCTGCCTGTCCCGATTCTTGTGCATAAGTTCCCCAAAGACCATTATTATCTCCAAAGTTATTACTTATTCTTGCATAACCGCCACGAACAACTAGTACTCCACGTCTACTATTATCTGATAAACCACAATAGGAGGCCTGGGCAAACAACATAGACTCAAACCTGATACCTCCAAAACTATTGCTGTTATCAGTATTATTTCCAACTAATCCGCAATAATCTATTGCTAATCTATTTCCATTAACTCCATAAATACCTGTTCGATCACTCTTATCAAATCCGCACCATTTAACAGACATTAGTGAGCATGAATATACAAAAAGATTATATAAATCACCGTTAGTTATTCCGATACCATATAAGTATACTGTAATTGTATTCGTAGAACAATAAAGACCATAACTTCTGGTTCCCGCACAGTCAATCAGGGCACCTACGATCTGGTATCTTGAAGTATTGTCAGGTTGAGTTCCTGGCCAAGCAGCAACCACAACATCTCCAGTTGCATCAATATAGTCTGTGATTAGAACAAAACCATTGTCTGTACCCGTTCCATCAACCACGAGCACCCAGCTGCCATTAAAGTAATCGTTACCCAAGGCTGCCGATGCCAGAGCAGCATCCCGTAAGGTTGTTGCGGTTGCACTATCAGCAGTTGGTAACGCTCCTGATACTGGAAAATATTTCTCAGCCTGAATTGTAATTATCGCAGCAGAGGTCAATCCATGCTTATTCCTCAACTCACAAATCTCTGTCAGAGTAGTTCCATCTTCAATCGTCACTGTAACTGCATGAGCAATCAGATCTGGCATATCAGTTATCATAGCAACCCAAGTTGCATAATCACCAGTTGCTCCGATAGACTTTGACCAGGCTGCAGTGGTTTTGTTTGCTACCTCATCATGATAAGCTAATTTTTTCCAAGTAACTGCCACTATTTATTCTCCGGAAAGTAACCTTCTTTTAACTGTTTAAGAATATCTCTCTTAAGCAAATCAAGAACAGTATTTACATGAACAAGAGGAAGTTGTGAAGCACCTATAAAATTCGCTATTTTTATATAAAGAACCTTAATATGAGTTTCCAAAACATCTTCATATTTATCAGAAAGACTCTTCAATGCTTCTACGTTTTTATCAGACAATTTAATCTCCTATACTGAAACTGTACAAATAGCAAGAGTCAACTCATTCGTAGCAAAACACAACTGTCCAACTGCAGTAGCCCCAGCAGCAAGAGCATCTCTTGCAGCCTCGTTAGCCACTGTAAATACTATAAGATCGGTAGCTTGTTGTAAATCAAAATCCACTGCAGCAGTCGGTTCACCTAATTCATGAAGTAAAAGTTCATCAGCTCCACCATCCTTATGCGAGGCAGCATGAGCTCCAGGTGCTCCAGCTGCAGCCCATGAAGGAATACCAGCTGCAAGAGTAAGAATATGTCCATTAGCACCTGCTGTTAATATAGCTGGAGTGTTATCTCCTGAAGCATAAATTATATCACCTGCTGCATCGAGAAGTGCTTTGGTAATAACATCATCTTCATAAGCCAATTTCTTCCATGTTACAGCCATCTTATATCTCCTTTATAATGAAGTACATACATATATTGAAGTATCTATGTTGCTAAAGTACATTCCTCCAACTGTATCTGATAATGCTACAGCTCGTGGAACAAGAACCATCTCTGGAACAGAAGTCAAACCATTAGAACCTAAGGTCACATCATCAAGCCAGTTACTTAGTTCTGTATATTCGGCAGCAAGAAGATGATAATATTCACCTGCAGCACCTCCTTGCAAACCGTTCAGATCATTATGATCAGGTGCTCCATACTTACCACCGATAGCATTCCAAAATCCACTTGATCCTGCTACTACATAAGGAACATTAACTCCTACATTACTCGCTGCATCCCACTCATAAAGAGTCGCTTCATCTTTTCCTGCTTTAGCTTGATAAACAAGAATAAGAGTTCCAGCACCTCCTTCTCTTCCACTAAGTTCTGTCGAAGGATCAGCAATGTTCGTTACAGATAAAGGAGTCAGAATACATCCATTCATATCCTCCAGTCTTATAATCTCACCATCACCAGTAGGTGCTTCAGTAATAAGCATCTGTCTGTTGGATGTTATAGAATGTCGAAGTTCTCCAGCAAAATCTCCATCCTCATCTTCGATGAGTTCATCATCTTCAAACAGAGCAGGACCGACAGATCCCAGATATATTTTCTTTTCAGCCATAAAAGTTTATATTCCGAGTTTCTTCATCAGATCTTTTTGCCTCTTCTTGCGTTTCTTTACCTTTTCAATAGTATCCCCTAACATTCCTCTACCAAGAATAGGTTTCCCGATTTTTCCTTTTGAGCCTACTTTTACTTTAGGAATATATTTCATAAGATCTCCTTATACATCGATCAGATACCCAAACAGATCAACATAATTAGTTGCTCCACCTAATGCTGTCGTAACGTCTATTTGAAGTACAACACCAGCGGCGTATGTTTTTGACTTAACAGGTGTAACACTATTTAATAGATCAATTTTCACTACATCGCCGGCAGCATCAAGATTTGAAAGAGTTCTTGTATTCGCCCAGTCAGTCAATGCTCCTACTCGACCAAATGTTACAGTAGTAGCTCCAGCATCTGCTCCTGATCTGATAAATACTTTGAGCAAAATAAATATTTTCCCTGCAGGAACAGTATAAAGAGTAGTTTGTCCAGTTGTATTAAATGCTACAAGTGTTGAACTAACTCTCAATAATGTTTCTATAGTAGGAGTTCCTTGAATAGGTCCTTTTCCTAACATAACTATCTCCTAATACTTTCCATAGAAAGGGGTTATCATCATTGTTGCATGATTTCCAGAGGTATTACTTATATACTCAAATGCTCTTATATTAGCAGGATTTTCAAGATATAAAGTCTGACCTATGATTAGAACCATTCCAAGACCTCCTTGAACTGGAGTATCTCCATAACAGAATCTTATATCATTATCTTGAACTTGTATAAGCAAAGCTGTTATCAACCTTCCATCAGAATCCTTAAAAGCCAATGTAGTTCCTGCATCGAGAGTCTGAGCAGTATTTGTAGAGAGTTCCGAAAAAGTCTTTCCGGCTTTACCTCTAATTTCAAGTATATTCATAATCTTTTTCTCCCTTTGTTCAATTTTCGAACGAACTTACGCAACCCTCTGATAACTCAGAGGTTTATCATATAAGAGTTCTTCAAACTCATCTTCACTTGGATCACTATAAGAAGGATCAAAATAGACAGCGAGATCATCCAAGAGCTTAACAATGTATGCCTCAGCGTCCATAATGTCCCAAAGCTTTGATCGAGGAAAACCTACCAACTGAGATTCCAACTTCGTACAACAGACCTTATTGTGATAGATATAACCCTGACGGTAGTATGGAGCAAGCCATCCAATCCTTTCCTCTTTGCTAGCTATTGCCTTCAACTCATGATATTGAGCAAAGACATTCTGAACTCTCATCTCATTTTCAAAAGGCTGAGAAATAAACTGATGCAGAGAGGTCACCTCAACAGCTAAAATCATAGCCTTCAAATGAAAGACCATTTGAAAAGCTTCCTTATAAATCTGATCTGGATAAAGCTTAGCCGAAACAATATCTCTTATAAAAATTTTCTTAGATGATCTGTCTACTCCAATTCCAACTATGGCCGTATCAGCATTATGAATTTGAGGTTCTTTAGCAGGATCAACAATGACTACGTTTAGGAGATTCTCCGTATCAATCTTCTCAATCTTCTTACTATCCTCATTGTCAGGATAAGCCGTTATCTGCTTAATTCCTTCAGTATAATAATGAAAATATTGAGGTTTGAAAGTAGCAGTCTCAGTAGCAACTGGAATATTTCTCATCTCTCGATAGAAAACATCCAAGATTCCTTTCTTTTTATGATCTTCAACTTCCGCTTTTATTTCATCTGTCGTCATAAACTGAGGAGCAAAAGTATTATAATCATCATCGCAGACACTCTGACAGAGGGAATTCCAGTCATCTGCATCAAGAAGTTCCTGCAATAGGGCATCTTCATGTTTGAGAGTATCTATATATACAAACTCATAATCATTATCATATCGGGAGATACACTTCATAACATCTGAAAAGAACCATTCTTTGTTCTTCTTTCTTAGCTTTTCATTGGTTATTTCTTCTTTGTCTTCAAGATCATCTATGATAATAAGATCAGGTCGCCGGCCGTGATAGAGAAGACCACGAATCTGTTGGCCGGCACCTCGAGGAAGAATGAGGGTTCCTCCTGTTGTTACCCAAGCTTTTTTAGAAAACTGCTCCTCATACTCCATCTCTATCCGCTTTGTTTTGACAGATCCAAAATATTTTCTAACCATAGGATTGCTAAGAAGTTCATGTTTGAGAGAATCTGTCTGAAGCATAGCATTATCAGCACTGTTAGAAAGATAGATAATAAACTTTTTTGATTCGAATAAGATGTGTCTGCTGGCAAGGCCATAGAGCATAGTTGAAGTTTTACCAAGACCTCGAGGAGCCGCCACAACTGACTTTTTCTTACCAGAATCTATAACATTTAAGATCTGACGATGCAGAATACTATATTCAGAATAGAAGATTTCAGGAAAGAAAAACTTTCCATGGAAGCCAGTATTCATGGCACAACGGGTCATTACATCCTTGACATCTTCATCCATCAGCTTCCTCGTCTATCATTCCTACTTCAACTGCAATACTCTCAGCTTTCTCTCTAATTTCCTTAATATCATCAGCTGTCAAAACGGCATGAACTCCTTTGACATTGACGTTCTTAGAAGGTCCATGACCTCCAGTTGCAAGAAGACCAAAAGCATTTCGAGATCTGAGATTAGATGAGATCTCAGGATTTTCTATTGTCTCAGAAAGATATTTAACACACTCTGGAAGAATGGCCTGAATCTGCTTAGCTACATCAACAGTGCTAGCATCCCGAGCACCTGCAAGAATAGCTACCTGCTCTTTGACGGGCGGAGCATTTCTGACAGCACACACAAACTCCTTTGTAATATTCAACAGCTCAGCTATCTCAACATTCTTATAACCTAGCAAAACCATCCGAGCTATCTCATGATGCCGTTCATTCATCTCTTTTACAATCTGAACCTTTCTTACAGCACCAGGCATAAGTTTAGATCTATATGCAGGATTTCGCTCATACTCTGGAAAACCTGATCCAGGAAGTCTTCCTCGTGTTTCCTTCCCTGTGTGTATTTCTGTATCTCCGTTCATAGAGGAAATTATAACAAATCTGAGATCCCAGAGTCAAACAATTTTTTGTTCAGTGATAATATGCAGAGATATTTCTGAACCCTCGTCCTTCTTGTTCGGCCTTGCGGCCTCACGAAAAACCTCAAAATAAACAAAAATCAGGAGCGCCTAACATAGCACACATCAACCTCTCCTCCCTCACTCTGCCTCCGCTCTCTCAAAGCCTCACATCGAACGCAAACCTTATCAGATCACCTTCCGACTCTCCTACCCTGACCGAGATACGCAGAGATCTCCTCACCAACCCAGACCTCACGCTGGCTTCATTCATAATCCGAACGAAGATTGGATATCATCGCATGATTGGTCGACGGCTCTCTGTCGACAGGTGGTGACAGTTAGATTCTGGATGATTTGGTGGAGGTGCCTGTTCCCCCTATGATTGAGATTGTTTCCCCCTTTTGATTTTGATACCGGCCCGCTATAGGATTATTTGACATTCTAGGTTTTTTAGGTTATAATGGTTGTAACAATTAAACAGTTCTTTGACAATTTGATCATAGGTATATTCAGGCCTTGCTTGAAAGGAATGAACATGGATAACAAACCTTACATAGCTAACGGTAGAATATATAACGTGAGTATCTCGGAATATTTCAATGTACGTCTGAGTAGTGATGATAATCCTTCGATTAATCCGACCATTAACCTCAATGATATGCCACTGAAGGTTATGGCTAAACTGTGTCACGAAGCATTGAAGGTTAGGGGACGTCCTGCTATGAAAAAGATGGACGTCAAAGCATTGGAGGCCACCTACAAAGGTGAAATATCTTGGCGTGTGCTTTTTAGCAAGGTAGGCGCTGAGACCTATCAGTCTCAAATCACCATGAGCAACAGTGAGATTGACGCTGAGATATCCCGCCTGAAGGCACTTCAATCACGTTTCGAGCCAAAAGATGACTTTGACCAAGCGGTTGAGGATATTGAAGGTCTCAAAATGGATACTGAGAAAAACAATGCCCTTAGCGAGGAAATTGATGCAGCTGTTGACGATCTAATTGACCAAACATCTAACACCAAAGATGATAACCAGTAACAACTAACAAAGTAAGCAAGGTCTGAACATGCCTATGATCAAACAAATAACTTTGAGAGGTGGTGATAATATGCAAATAATAGAAATCCTGAGAGACCTATCTTCTAACATCGTCAGGGATTGCAAGGATGATAATCTTGATGAGGAAGCCCCTGCTAGAACGCCTTATGCACCTGTGTGAGGTTCTTGACGTAAGCTCTTACGATTATACAGAATAGTCAGCTGATCATTACAATGGTAACAGTGTTATATGTATGTTATGTAATCCTGGTATCATTGTAATGTATTGTAATGTAAAATGTATGCTACCACCCATGTCCCTAAGATGGGATTTATGGACGGAGTTGTTTTGAGAAGAAAGAGGTTTGTAAGGTAGTGTTATTCTTCTTTAAAGAAAAAAATAAAAAAATTAGTATAGACTAATACTATTACATATTACATTATATTACATTATATCTACTCTCTACAGCTACGTCCTGAAATATTGCCTTAGGGACATGGGGAGTGGGTTACAATATACATTACAATACAATACGTTACAATATAATACGTTACTACATATTACCAGGTCATAAATGCAGTGGGTATTACTTGTTGACACTGATATTTAGATGTGATATAATCAAATCATAATGAAACAATGAAAGGTGGTGATAAGCATGAATAAATCAAGACTGAGACCTCAAATTACCATTGAGCAGGCCATTAAGTTTATGTCAGAATATCCAGGTGATCTTCCTGTATATTGCGCTCCAAGTATGCTGAATGAGGATGAACCAGAAGAAACTCAAGAATTTATAAGGGATGATGAGAAGATAAAATGCGTAGTTATAGAATCAGACGGAAAATGTATAACATTCGGCTATGTTGAATAATCTCCGTCCGAAAATTGAATGAAGACAGGCATCGAACTATTGAGTAAAGGGAGGTGATAAGATATGATAACTATTCAACAATATGTTGTGCTAGCACAGGATCTAGCAGATAGATATCTTGACAGCAATCTTCTGAATGATTCAAGTACACCTAAGAATTCTAAGGAGATTGAGTTTCTAAAGAGGCTTACAATAGATTTCAGAACACTTAAAATCAAACAATCTATATAAAAAGGAGACATCAAAATGATATTACCAGAAGGCCCAAAATCTTTTATAGCATCGGTTAGAGTAAACTTGATGGATATTGCTGTAGTTGCTAAATACTTGGCAGATATAAGATGGGAAATCTATAGCAAAAGTAGAGGAAGACTTGCATCTATTGCTATTAAGATACTAGGAAAACATTTAATAGCCTCAGATCCTAAATATGCTGTTAAGAATACTGAGGAAGCTATACAGGTCCTTCGGGGCTTAGGATATGGAGAAAGTATCGTAGAAGGAAGAAGAGATCGTATACCGCTCCTTAGACAACTGACTAAAGAAGATATACAGATTGGAAAACAAGAAGACCATCAGACACTTGAAGATAAAACTGCTGAATTAAGACGCAGACAACATGAGCGAGAAGAACAGGAAAAACATCAGCAACCAAAACCCGCTTTACCACCTGACGAAGGTGTATTAAAGAAAATGCTTGCTCCAGAACCAGAAGCTGAAGAATCAGAACCTGAACCCTCACCGAAGCCAAGACCTTCAAAAGATCCTCCACAGACCAAAGAACATACTTCAGAACAGGAGAAAAAAGAGATCAAAAAATCTCCGAACAGCTATGGCGAATTCTGAAAATGTACAGGTTCTCGAAGAAAACAATTCCATTCCCACTCCAGAAGTATTACCAGAACGAGAAGCAGATGAACCGGTCTGACCATGTTAGCTCCAATCATAACTCCATCCATTTTTCGAACGAAGATGGTTGGTGCTGATCATTGCTGCATTTTACATCTCAGCCGATCTAAGATTGACTCTGAACGTTAGATATGATATAATAGGTTTATTGAAAGGAATTAAATAGATTATGAAAGGTGGTGATCAGATTGTTACCTAAAACAGCAAGAAGATTCCTGACCAGACATATTCACAAGTTGGCAGTTCATACTATCAACGAAACAGGTCGATCAATGCTCAAGCGAGCTGAGATTGCAAGGAAAGTTCTTAGAAAGGAGACTAAAAATGAGACTAAAGTGTCAATATTGTAATAAAGATGCTGTTCAGATATGGTATGGAAGTGGTCTCATATGTAAACTACCTGACGGAAAACTGAGACCTGTTTTAGTTCCTTTATGTAAAGATCACAAAGTCTCAGCATCTTTTATACCTATCAAAAATGGAGGTAAGAAATGAGAAGTAAAGAAGAGATTGCAAAGGCCGCTTTGATTATCTCAGAGCGAGTCATGGATGAGTATCCGACAGAAGCATGGGATGAACTCATAGATAGCTATCGTTCATATGAGAATGATATTCAGCTATTTACTGAGACCCTCTGCCATCTGTTGCAGGAAAATCCTGAAGAGTGTGAACAACTAATAGGAACAATTTTCTGTGAGGAGGATGAGCTATGAAACTCTGCCAATATAGATTTACCAGCGGCCCTATGAGAGGACTTAAATGTGAAGCTTCTTTAATAGCTACATGTGACAGATCAAAACCTTCTCAACCAGTTGAGTGTATGGAAGAAACGAAGAACTATGATCGAACATGGATAATGAATATGTATTCAGAAGCTGAAGAACAGAATAACCTATGCTTCTATCATCAGCAGAAAGAAAAGAAAGCTCAAGCAGGAGGTGAATCATGAAAGTCTATGTAATATGTGCTAATGATAGCATAAAAGGTGCTGTGATAAATGATGAACAAGGGGCCAAAAGAAAGATGAGGGAACTTTCTAACCAGGACTATAAATCTTATCATTTCTCCTTTGACTCTCGTGAAGACTACGATCATTGTGTCTTTTGGCATATCCACGAACCTGAAATACTTTAAATGGGAGATAAATCATGATCTTAACAAAGGAAGTAAGTATGATATTTCCAAGTGAGGATCTCGGAAAGCGAATCGCATCGGAGGATGCCAGGACTCAATGCAGGGTCTTTGTAGGATTTGCTGAGAAACAGCTCCTCGACTGTATCAGCAACAATCAGCCTATCATCAATCTTGTAGCAATCATACCTATGGAGGTTATAGTATGGTTTACAAGAATTTATCAGGAGATTGTAAGACAGAAAATACTACCAAAGAATACAGTTGATTATCTTGAAGACTTTGCAAAAGAACTTGACCAAAAAATAGATAGCATTTCAACTAACACTTAACGCTTCATTCGAAAATTGAATGAAGAATAAAGGAATACTATTATGAAGATCATTGGAGAGTACTGGCACGAAAAGTATAAACATTGGGTAAAAATCATCGAGCCTACCAAAGACACTCACATCCCTCGTATTCATTCTAAATCTATATCAAGACATCGCATGAAAGGCTCTGAGAGAAAGCAGATAGAAAAATCTGCAACAATAGAAGATACCTTGAGACAACAGATCAGAGAATTCTTAAGCAGAAAGAGAGGTGAAAACTTTGAAAAGGCGTAAAAAAGGTCAGAAACGAATATCACTAAAAGCACGTAAACTACTAATCATTGGAGGGAACTATGAAAAGATCATTGAAGGAACTCATGGCAAACAATTCTTTGGAGGATCTACAAAAGAGGAAGCAGGAACTTTACAAAAAGATTCTCCAAAAACAGCGGTTAATTTTTAAATATGAACTTTTGACCGTTCAAATAGCTGGAAACTGCTCAGACTATATTCAAGAATATAAAACAATAGACAGAGCAATTTTTGTCAAAGAAGAGAAAGTTAAGATTCTTAACTCGACAGATATAAAGAAAAAGAAAGAAAAGATACCGAAAAAGGAAATAGAAGATCTGACAAATGCAGAAGCCTCTGTTCTTTTGGAACAATTAATGGCTATTAGGGATAAGAGGCAATCAGAATGATCCTCTGCAAAACAACACTGAACAAAAAAACCATTGACACTTGTTTTTAACTTTGGTATAACATAACCATTGACAAATTGTGGTAATCAACTAATTTAATCTTTTATAAGAGGAGGTAAGGTATGAATGAAGAGAGCGAAATGGCAGAAGGAAGTGAGGGGGAAGATGTAGAAACAAAAGATTCAGGAGCATCTTTTGATCTGGTCTATGCCGGTGAGAATTCAGCACCAGACAAAACTGGCATGATCGAAATTGTGGCAAGAAAGGATGGAAAAGAAGCAAACGTCTATTACGACTTCGGAGACAATCTTGATGAGATGATAGCCCTTTTCGGCGACGATGTTGTATTCTCCAATGCCCGCAGTAAGATGAAGATCGGCCTCCAGGCCAATCTGCGAGCCTATCTCAAGGCCAACCAGAATATTGAAAAACTTATGTCAAACTACAAACCTGGAGTCTCCTTGGAAATACTTCCATCGGATATGAACAAAGCAACTGAAGATTACTTTGCTGGACTCAGTGAGGACGAACAGGACGCCATGATTACTCGTCTTATGGAGCGCAAATCTGACTAATCGTTTTTCACTATAAATTAAGAGGAAGAGAACATAAATCTCTTCCTCTTTTTCTAATTAAAAAAGGAGTTCAAGTGATTAGTTTTCAAGGAATGGGACAGGGTAAAAAGAGATTCTCAAAAGAAGATCGAAAGAAAATCTTTTGGTTAAAAGTAGATAAAAAAGGACCTGATGAGTGCTGGGAGTTTATAGGAAGAAAAGATGCGCATGGTTATGGACACTTTGAAACGGGTACTAAAACTATGAGAGCTCATAGATATGCTTATGAAATTTCTCATGATATTATAATTCCCTATGGAAAGTATGTTCTCCATAAGTGTGATAATCCTTCCTGTGTTAATCCAGCTCATCTATTTTTAGGAACTCAATCAGATAACATGAAAGATATGGATTCCAAAAATAGAAGAGGAGCTATGACAAATACTGATAAAATATCTTTTGCTCAGACAACAATTTCTGCAGAAAATATAATAAAAATAAGAAAATTATTAAAAACAAAAAAATTTTCTCAGAGATTCATGGCTAAAATATTCAGAGTATCTCAACCTACCATATGCAAAATTGGAAAACCTTATAAATATCCTTGCAAGGAAGGTTACTTCGTATGACGTCTTTGCAAGACGCCTAGTTAATCCCTTCACTAGGTGTAATTGAAGCGGGAAGAGGCCTCCATCTCTTCCCGCTCTTTTTTGTTCAAGATTGGAGGCAAATGTCAGGATTTAAACGGAGGTAAATATAAGATGAAAAAAGTGAAAATAAGAAAAGTTAGAGATACAAAAAATCCTACTGTTAGACAACTTCAAACTATAGCAGAAAATCTAGGCGGACGCTTTAAAACATATGTGCATGTAACTATAGGATCTACTACTTCTTTATATCTCGATAAAAGTTCTCAGATGGACTATGGAATATATCTTGAGTGTGATTTCAGTGGTACTCACCTTTTTAAAAGTTGGCAGGGTCTTCTTGAGTTTTATCATAGCTTGATGAGTAAGACAAAGGAGGAGATTTGTGGATAACTTTTCAAAAGAA